CGTAGGTACTAATCCTGGTTTCCGTTCTACTACTGTACTTGGTACAGAAAAGTATGATGTGTTCCCAGTTTTGTTGAATGATTGGTTTCAACGGATCAGCAGGGTTTTTAACGGTACGAATACTCAAGAATTTACGAGATTTAAGCAACTTGTAAATACAGTAAGGTACGTGATAACCACCATCAGTTACTTCACCAAACGGTACAAATTTACGTACAGTACCTAAAAATTCATTAGCTACGGTAATAATTTCACCATGAAGATCTTTTTTCTTTGGGTCCAAATTAGTAATACGTAATCGGATCAAACGCATATTTTCATCAATAATATTTTGACGAAGAGATTTTTCTTTTACTTTAGCTTCAATAGCTTTAACAGCCTCTTCTTGACTAGCTTCTTCAGCTAACTTTTCGTTAACACGTTCACGAAGTTTTTCAATACCAATATTGTTTGAGAAAACAATACCCATCATTGAAGCACGTTGTTTTAACAAAGAAAGCTCAGTGACTTCCTCAGATTGGTTTTCATCTTGGGTTTGGTCATTAGTAGTAGACATGGTAATTATCCAAAAGATTATAAATTTGAACCAAGAGAAGTATTAATTCTCTTGGTTCAGTTTACCTGATATTAAACAGGTGCAACAGCTTTAATCAAACCAATACGTTCAGGACGTTTGATAAGAATACCGTAGTACCATTTGATAGAACTGAAACCAGTTTCACCATAAGGATCATTACGGTCAGCAGTAGCATTACCTGGCATTTTGGTAAGAACATTGAATTTGACAGATTTACCATCAGTTTGGAAACCAATAGTATTGAAGCTGTCATCACCAATAACCAAAACTGGGAACACATCATACTTTTCTGTACCAAGTACAGTAGTAGAACGGAAACCAGGATTAGTACCTACGTTTGCACCAGCACCAGCCCAAGATAACATCTCAGGAACTTGGATGAAACGGAAAGCATCAATAGAACCAATCTCACCATTCAAGATAGTACCAGCATCACCATAATGCTGAACTTCGATGAAAGCTTTGTTACCGAACAAGTCAGTCATTTCCTTCAACCGAGGAACTAACTCAGAACCAACATAAGCAATACGACCAGCAGGAATGACTTTAGTATCAATCATTCGTGAACCAGTAATAACTTTAGTTTGTTTTGGTGTACGGTTATCCGTAAGGATTTGATCCAAACGCATAATGTTACGGTAACTTAAAATAGAGGCAGGTACATTACTAACTACTTCACCAGTAATTTCATCATCAGATGTTGCAGCACCAGCGTATAAAACTACACCAGGAGCAGCCAGCAAATCTTTCTGCAAGATTGCTTCAGTCATCTGAACAGCACCGTTCATCAATTCACGGGCTAAGTGATCTTTTAATTCATCATCAGAATCAAAATCCATTGACTCTTGAGTGAACTCATAAAAGAAACCAAACTTATGAATAGAACCTTCACGACTTAAACGAGTGAAACCAACACGGTTAACACGGCCACCGTTTTCACCAACTAAAGGTAATTTACCAGTGATAGTACCTACGTCTTTGCTGGAACCATAAAGATTACCATTAGCAATAGTTGCACCACTAGCATCAATACCTTGATCATTAGCATTACGGTCATCTAACAATGGAACATACTCATGTACTTTGATAGTTTTACCAAAGTTTTTAGGCATATTAACTGTAGAAGCTAAAGGGGAAAAGTACTGCTCTTTCATTGCAGTAATAATAGCTTTCTTCAACCAGAAGAAAGTATTCATTTGATCAGAACCAGAACCGTCAATGGACGATTTATCACCATCAATAGGTGCGTTATAATTTAACATGATACGTATCCTTAAACACGATTATTCATTTGTTTGAGAAAGTCCTCATCACTCATGGCGAGAGGATTAACCAGTTGTTTTGCAGACGTTGTAACACTACGAGTAGTAGACGCTGCACTTGCTTTAGTACCATTAGTCACAGTAGGCTTAGGAGTCACAACTCTAGTAGCAATGGGTTGATTATTCTTAGGTATTGGTTTAACCAAATCGTTAAACTTACCCTGATTATTTAACTCATCCCCAACAACTCTGTAAGCTTGGATAAATGGAACTGTAGCAGGGATAATACCCAGTGTCTTACGGCGATCAATCTCAGTAGCGATACGGTCATAAATACCATTATCACGTTGACTGTGAATTACTGCCATTAAGTCAGGGGACTTCCACAATAAATCTTTACTGGCGTGATCCCATTGGTTAATAACTTGGATTGTTTCAATACCATTTGGAGTGGATTTAATATCTTCCAAAGCAGTAGTAAAAGCTACATCCTCATCACTAATTCTGTGATTGCCTTCTTTATAAGCAGGTTCAACACTAGTATCAATATCCAAAGGATCCATACCAGTATCTTTAATAAGCTTTTTAATAGCTTCAGGGTCTTTCTTATCTAAATCAATTAGGAAAGAAAGTTTGCCCTCATCTAATAATCCATTATTTTGCAACATCTGTAATACTTTACGATGTGGCTGAATGTCCTGCATTTTACGGGTGTAATTTGCACCCATTTGAGCCAATTGAATTAACTCATCAGGACTATTCAATGTAATCATTTTACCGTTTGCTTTAAACGGAGCCATTAAACGATTATATTGTTCTTCGTAATTGATAGTAGAAGCAGGTTCATCAACCTTTACAGGTTCATTTTTAGTCACTGGGTCAGGTTGAGCATCTTTTAGAGTCTCAGCAACTACTGCTTCCTCTTCTTGAATCTTTTCTTCAGCAACTTCTAAAACTTCTTCAGAAGTCTCTACTTTTACTGGTTCAGTAACTTCTACTACTGGATCAGGTTTAGGATCTTCTTCCTTCTGCTTTTCAACAGGAGGTTCATTTAATTGTAGGAAGTCCTCATCAGACATTCCAAGAACATCTGGATTTTCCATTATTGTTGATCCTCAGATTGAGCTTCTAAAATAGCTTGATCCAAGTCTAACATTTGACGATCTGCTTGATTACCCATTTGAATCTTAACTGATAAGAATCTGCGTAAGTGACCAGCAGCTTGTGCAATTGCTAAAGCATCAGCACGTTGTACAGGACCTAATGCTGGATCAGCAGAAGATTGTGCATAACGAGCACACTCATTAATACAAAACTCATTTAAAATAAGTTTCTTAAAATCTGGATTATTAAATAATCTTAAAGCTGTTTCAGCTTGTTCAATCATTTCTTTTGCGTCATCACGTTGTTTCTGTAAATTTAAGACTTCAGACATGGCTGATTTGTCCTTTAGTTAAGTTAAAGTTAGAACCAAAGAATAAAGTTAATATTATGTTCAACTTTATTCATTATTAGATAATACACTACTTAATTGATTATAACCAATAGCTGCATCAATATTAGGTGCAGATTCTTGCTGTTTAACTGGTTTAGTTAATGCTTTGGTTATTTCCAACTCTTGATTAGCTTTAGCTTGAGCCTGTTGTTGAGATATATTCTGTCTATGCTTAGTACCATTACTTTCCTGCATAGTATTCAAATCCATATTATCTGCATTAGCATCTTCACGTCTAGCTTTAGCCATATTGTATTGAATCTCAGAATCCAGTAACTCAATTTCTTTTTGAGCTTTCTGAACTTCCAATTGTTTTAACTGTTCTTGAATTGGATCAGGTGTAGGTTTCCAAGATTTTAAATCGTGTGCTAATTCAGGCATACGTTTTAATTCTGCAATATCAGATAATATTTTCATAGTAATTTGAGGATCAATATTAGGTCCAATTGTTTGCAACATAAAACCTAAATCTTTAGCTTTAGCATCATCAACTTCAGCAGTAGATATATCAACTTCTAAATCAAAATTACCTTTAAGATCTTCACGCTTAACAGTAATAAATTCAGTATTGGTTACACGTATTACTTCTTCTTCAGATAAGAATACAGCGTTCATTGCTATAAACTTATTACCGATTTCAGTAATACCTTTGGCTAATCTTCTTAATATAGCCATCTCTCTTTTACTTGCTGCATCTAATACACCACGAATACCAGCAGCAACTTGACCGTAAGATTCACCAGACATACCACCGCTAAAACTCTTAACACCAGTAAGAGCTTCTGCTTCTTGGTTCTGAAGATTCAACATCAGCATAGCTGATTGTGGAATATCAGGATACTTATGATCAATTAAACCATTATTGGGGTTTTGATTAGGGTTATATTCATAGTCTTGACCATTATCAAATCTACGTCTATTAAGTGGATCCAACATACCTTTAGCCATACCTTGTTGGCCATTAGCAGATCTACCCAATAAATCAATCATACCTCTAGTTACTGCACCAAGAATTTTCTGGTTATCCTCAAGCATTTCTGCATCAGGTTCACCATAAACTTCTCTTTTAACAGGTAGATAATTAGTTATAACAAATGGTAACTTCTCATCAGGCATAGGACTCTCTTCCATACGAATGAGAGTATTACCAATCCAAGTAGCTACAATAGGTGCTAGTACACCATCAGAATTAATATCCCAGTAACCCCAATACTCGTAAGCAACAACTTTCTTACGCATTGGATCTTTAAAGTTATATTCAATAGGTGTGCTAGTAGCATGATCAGTTTGAGTTAGTGGACCATTATTAGCCCAATCAACTTTATCTAAATTTTTATACCTACCAGTTTCTTTAAGTAGTTCTGCTTGATTAGTTTCAAAGGAAACAACAGCAAATAAAGCTTTATCAGTATCACCACCACATGAAGGATCCAAATAAAAATTTTCTGGATTAACTAATTCAGCAGTAGGTCTATTCTCAATAATTAGTTCTTTATCCACTTTCTGAGTACCAGTCTGTTGTGCAACAGTTGGTTGACCAGATTCTAAATAGTAATCAACAGCAGCTTGAACCAAAGGATCAATACTACTGTACTCATGAGGATTAGCATCTTTTAATTCTATAGCTTGTTTTAATAAATCCATTTCTTGTTGAGAAGTAATAGCGTAGTAAGAATAAACAGGTGCATCTACCTGAGTTATTTTTACACTACGCTTCCAACCTGTACGAACAATACAAGTACCCTCATCAACATTAGATCTAACAAAATCATCAATA